TGCACCATCGTGCCCCAGAGCCTGGGCGGCTCCGATTACGTCGGCATGCCGATGAACGTACACCTGTCCAACAACAAAACGCTGGGCACCTGCACCATTGCGGCCGGCGTGCCCACCTTCACGGAGGAATAAACAATGGAGCTGAACATTGACCGCGGCTTAAAAAGCTATGACGTCAAGGATGCGGACGGCACCCTGATCGGCACCATCCGCTTCAACCCCTCCGACATCGGCCTGGCCGGCCGCATGGAGGAAGCCCGCGCCAAGATTGCCGAAATTACGGCCGCGCCCGTGACCGGCCCCGAGGATCTGGTGGAGTGGGACAGGCAGGTGCGCCACTGGTTTGATTACATCTTCGGCACGCCGGTATCGGATGTATTCTTTGCCGGGGTATCCAGCCTGGCTTTCTGCGAGGATGGCAGCCTGGTGGCCGAAGCCGTGTTGGATGCCGTCACCCCGATGCTGACCCAGGCGGTGGAAGCCGCCGCCAAGGCCAGCGCGGCCCGCATTGCCAGGCACGCGGACGCCTACCAGGGCAGCACCGCCGGGCTGGCCCCGGAGCAGCAGTGAGCGGCTGGAAGCTGCCCACCAGCGTGACGGTATGCGGGCAGGAGTTTGCCATCCGCAGCGACTACCGCGCCGTGCTGGATGCCATCTCCGCCCTGCGTGACCCGGAGCTGAGCCCGCAGGAACAGACCCTTGCCTGCCTGGAGATCCTGTACCCGGATTGGAAGCGCCTGCCGGACCTGAGTGCAGCAGCCCAGGCGGCCATGGTGTTCATCAACTGCGGCAAGCCGGTGGAAGCCGCCGTGCCAAAGCCCG